CAACAATGATTCCTCTTAATCTAGTTCTGCCAGCAAATACAGCACCGGTTGCTGTTTTTCTGATCGCTTTTACATCTGATTTAAAAGACATATTTGTTCTCCTTAATTAATTAAGCTTATGATTTTATATAGAACTTTATAGAGAAGTGCAAGAACTCCTTATGAGCGTAACCGCTTTTTTAAAGAGTTATGGTCCTAGTTAGCTAGCGTAAAGATGATTTTCACCATCTAAAGCATTTCTAGGACTCTCTTGGTTCTTCAAGATAGATCTGATTACAGTCTTGATCTCATCTCCCAGAACTGACATTTCGGGTGTTACCATTCCGCCATTTTCCAGAAACATCTCGTTCCATTTAGACTCGAGTTTCAGTTTCTTCGCGAACAACACCATGTTGTCTTGAGCCATCGTAAACCTCCTCGTAAGTAATATAGAATTTATTTTTTCCATTATACTTAAGTTTGTTTGGCTCCCATTTTATATCTTTTTTTCCTAGATAGTCAATGATTTCTTTATGCACTTGAGAAGTGGTAAGCATAGAGCTTTCAGTCTCTAATTCAAACTTGGTCTGCCACTCTTTTGTGAAGATTTGTATTTTATATTTTCCTGTCATGGTTCGTCCTTTCTATCAAAAAGAAAGGGCCCGATCAACGGGCCCTTTCAAATTAAAAATACTATAATATCAATTAGATATTAAGCACCTTCAACACCGAAGATACCTCTAGGGTCAGATACACCAAAAGAGTATCTTTCTCTAGCTTTGTATCTCACGTTGCCAGTATCAAAGTCACCTTCCATAGCAGTTTTAATTGCTGCTCTTTGGAAGTACTTCATACCATTTGGCACATCAGTAGTGATGTAGAACGCGTCTGTGTCAGTTAAGAAATTGTTCACCACGTAACCTTGTGGGATCATTCCTTTTGATACGATTGCGTTTACATCGTTATCAGCTGTTCCGACTCTTTGAGCTGATTTCATTAATCTCTCTGCAGTGAACTGAAGTTCAGAAGGGATGATTAATTTTAATCCTCTCGCAGCAATCTTTAAACCTCTTTCGTCAGTCATAGCCGCAATATCAATTAACGACTGCTCTAACGAAGTTTCGTTTAAGTCAGCTTGAGTAGTTAAAGTGTTTTGGAACGTACCAGCAATTGTTGGGTGCGCAGTGTTGAATAAAGAAACACCGTCACCTGAATCAAAATTGTCAGTAGTTGGTAATCCTTGAATTAAAGGATTAACAGCTTTAACTTGTTTTGTTTGTGCCATTGAACGTGCTAACGCTTTTGTATATCTAGACGCAAGTCTGTCATACAAGTTATCTTCAATAGCTTCTTCAGTGATTGAGAACGCTAAAGCTACAGTCTCGTGAGTGTATCTTGCTGTGAAAGTCTCTTGAGCATTGTCAAAAGTCACACCAGAACCCTCAGCTTTAACTTGAGCTTGTGCGAAACCTGATAACATTACTTCTTCTTCAAACGCTCTGTCTGATGATTCAGTAGTGTAGATTTCAGCGTGCTGATTCTCGTACTGTTTATATTCTAGGCCGAATAGTGCATTTAAACCCGGCTCTAGTTCTTTTACTAATTGTCCTCTAGAAATGGCCATAATTTAAATCCTCCTATTATATGCCTGCTCCAGCTTTAATGAAGTGTTCGTTGATTGTTACAACGAAGTTAGTGTTCGCAGAACCTAAATCATTATTTTCAGGGTCTTTTGATACACCAACAATCTTCAATTGAGCTGTTAGCGTTGTTAAAGTTCCGTCGTCTAACTCTGCTTTAGAAACATAGTTAGGCGCCGCACCTGCCGCGTACACAAGATCCGCACAGTTTCCGATATCAGTCTGTGCAGATGCACCAGTGTTATCAGATTGTACTTCAAATCTTTCATACGGGTCGTCAGCTACGAATCCTACGATGTCAGTAGCTGTGTTTGAAGCTTCCAAATGATTTGCAAATGTTGGCTTCGAAGTAGACGCGTCAGTATAGAACACTCCGTTTAAGGAACCAATAAGCACGTTACCGCTTGTGTTTGATACACCAATTGTACCTGTGTTCAACATTTGAACTGGGTCGTTTTGGTAGATCGCACTTGCAGAAGCAGCGATGCTGTATTCACTTAAACCTTGGTTGTCTCTATTCTGGCCTACTTTGCCGATTGCTTTCAGTCCGAAAGCAGCGTCTTTGTTTGCCATAGTTTTTTTCTCCTAGTTTAAGTTTTATTGGCGTTCCGAATCGTTAAAAAATTAACTTTTCTTAGAGCCACCAAAAGTTACACGAGATTGCCTATCAATATTGATTGGCATACTCTGGTGCTGTTCCTTCATAAGATCGTTGTCTAAAGCTTCAACTTGTTCCATGCCTTGTTTTGCATAGTAGTCTTGTCTTTGCTTTGCGATCTCTTCCGGTACCCTTGTCAGCACAAGGCCACCAACTCCGATCACTCCTGCGTATTTGCCGTCTTCGACAATCGGATATTCCGCGTCTGGATACTCATCGGCTCTTACCAGTTCGTATCCTTGTCTGATTCTACCTGATACGTTTTTCGTATCATTAAAACCAAGACTTTCTGCTCGTACCCATCTATGCCTAAAACCTGTTGGCGCAGGTGGTGCATCTAAAGATGACGGTGGAGTCCAAACTTTTTTTCGAGTTTCTTTTTCTCTAGTTTGACTCGCACGAGAAGTTCTTTTGTTTTCGTTTTCCATATGCTTACTCCTTCGTGATTAGTTTTAATTGTTTTGCATAATCTTCAAGTGGCACACCTAATTTTTTAGCGATTGCTACCTGAGACGATGTGAGTCTCACAGTTTTGCGACCTGTGTTTGTACTTCGCTTCGCTGAAGCTACTTGTTGTACAGGCTTAGCCGTTTCAACCTTTGATGACTCATTGTTACCAAATTTATGCGGAAATTCAAGTCTTATTCTCTTATCAATCTCAGCATAATATTCTTCAGTGTTAGGATCGTAACCTTCCTCTTTCACAAGCTTATCATGTAGCCCAAAAGCCGTATAAGTCATGGCTTGATCGTTACCAAACCAGCTATTCTTCTCAGCCCAAGCTTCTGCTTTAGGATCAGCTTTTTGAGGCGCAATGGCCTGTTCTAGAGTCTTAGGTTGCTCAACTTGTGTTTCTTTTTGACTTTCAAAAGCCTTTTTCTGCACTTTAAGTTCTGCATCAGCGTATGCAAGTTGAGATATAGCTTGTTGAGCTTCGATCTCAGCTTGTAAATCCTCAGCTTCTCTAGCTCGTGCTAATTTGGCTTTTGCTGCTTCGAGACCAGATTTAATACTTGTCTCTTTGCTTTCCATTGAAGATTCACTTGTTGTCTTAAATTGCTTTTCTAACTCTTCTCTTTGTTTCTGTTGAGCTTTAGCAAAATCAAGAGCGGCTTCTTTTTGTCTTTCCGCTTCTCTCATTCTCTTTGTTAGTTTTGCAATTCTTTTTTGAACACCTTCTGAATATTGTTCTAATTCTTCTTTCTTAGCTTCTTTCTTAGTCTCTTCCGCTGGTTCTTGGTCCGCGGTCTTTGTTTCTTCTTGCGCGTCGGCTGCCACTGACTCAGTACTAGGACTCTCAGTTTGTTCAGCTGTTGCGGATTCAGTTGTTTCAACCTCTTGGTTTTCGGTTTGCTGATCTTCTTTTAACTCAATCTCAGCACCCGGTCCAGATGTATCTATGTCAACTGTATTTGTTTCTATGTTTGTTTCTGGCATAGTATCCTCCTATGTTAGTATTGATGAAGTATATCTTCTGGGTTTGCGATTGTAGCGAGGACTTCATCATCGTTTAATATTCTAACCTCACCACCATCGATTTGTATCCTAGATCCAGCATATCGTGCAAAGATAACCCAATCACCGACCTTGCACCAAGGACCTTCAGGAAACTTTTCTTTGTCATAACAATGTGGACCTTGGGCTAATACGAGTCCACATGTAGAAGCAACTTGTTGCTTCTCTAAAGTTTCTTGTCCAAAGTATAAACCACCTTTTGATTTTTCAGGCATCTTGAATGGTAATACAATCATTCTCCAACCTGTAGGTTTAGGAAGTTTATCTCCTTCTTTTGTTTTTAATCTCTCATAAGCATCGACTTCTTTTTGTTCGTCTGCTTTGTATTTTTCTTCTAACGCCAATTTAGTCTTCGGTATTTCTTGTGAAGTCGACTCCAATAACGTTGTCTGCTTTTTGTTCATCTACTTTCTCCTCTTCTTGTTTTGGTTTTAAAATATCAGTTAGTGCTTGATCTATGGATTGATAAGCATGTGCTTGTCCTAACAAATATTTATATTGTTCGTAATCTTGAGCGCCACCACCAATCATGGTATCACCAATAGACTGATAATTGTCTCTAAGTTCTCTTCTAAGTTTTGATACGAGTGTTTCTAGTGTTAACATTTTTTCCTTTCTGTATTGAATGAGATAATGATTCTTCCATCATCTTTTTTTTGAGTATTAACAAAATGTATAATTTTTGATGGAAACAATATCAATGTATCTAAATCAAATTTTTCTTTGTGGATTTTACCTGAATATGTATCAATAAAACTGGTGCCGTCTTCTCCTTTACCATCAATGTAAATTACTCCACTATATTCTGATTCAGGATGAATGTGTGGTTCATGAGCGTCACCCTTTTTATACAGCTGTGCCCAGCTATTTGTTAAAGATAAAGATATTTTATCTAAGACCTCTGTTATTTGTTTTCTTAAATTATTTAAAAGAGGTAAACCTAAAATATCAATAACTTTAAAAGTGCTCACTTGATCAGGATCGTTCGAATCTTTAAAATGTTGCAACATAACTTTTATCTGTTGTTTTTCTGTTTCAGATATATTTAATTTAATTTTTATAAAATTTTCAAAAGGCCAATATTGTTTGGCTTCTTTTTCTGGTTTTTTATACCATGTAGCCAAAACAAATCTTTTTCCTCCAGAAATACGTTTTACAGCGTGTCTAAAATACTGACCATCGAAAAAAATAGTTCTTCCTTTTACAGGAGCAAATTGAGTCCCGTCTTCGAAATAAGTATGTCCACCTTCAAAATCATCATTCAAATAACTTATAGAAGTTATTGATGTAAATTTATAAGCATCATCTACGTGCATATCTTGATAAGAGTCTTCTGGCCAATAAACAACTTGAGAATAATCAACTATAGAATTATCTAAATGAAGCGATGTTGGTTCCAAATATTTTTTTGCTGTTTCTAATAATGTTTCTTCTAATTCTAATGGAAAAGTATTTCTCCACTGCACAGCTTTATCACAGTTTTCTTTATAAAACTTTATCAGATAATCGCAGTCTTTAGAGGGTATATGATTTTCTTTTAAATGTGCTAGCACTTCCACCTTCTACGTGCCTGACGGATACGAGAATTTGGATCGTTACGAGTTTTTGCAGATGACCTTTTTAATTGTCCTAGTGATCTAGCGCAGTATGATTTTCTGCGATTTGCAGCTTTTGATCCGGGCTTCACTTTTCCCGTCACGGCTGTTTTTAGTTTTGAACCGGGATTTGCACGTCTATAGGCAGCGACACCGGCTCGTGTCATGCCTGCTCCAGATTTTGTGGATCTGTAATTCTTTTTAGTTCTTGGAATTGGGTTGTCTCTTCTTTTTGTCATTTTTATTTTTTAACTCTTTTTTAATATATTTCAAGGATTTAGGTTCAATAATATCCTTTAAAAATTTTTTAGATGAGCCCTTTGTAGTATTTGACATAGCTTGGATTTGATAAATTGACGCCAGCGTAGTTGCCTCTAATACTACGACCTTGATAAGGAGTATTAGTATTAGCTGGACCACCGCCTGCTTTTTTAGTTCTTTTTGTAAATGTTTTAACATTTGTAGGTTTAGGGCCAGTGTTCGACGCGGCACGTTTTCGTTTTACAGCCGAAGCCTTCTGTGAAGCACTCATTGAACGCGCTTTTGCAAGTGGGACACACTTTGGATATTTTCTTTTGCTCCCTTTCGATCTTCCGCATGGTTGATATTTTCCGTTCTTCTTTGGTGCACCAATGTCCACCCATTTCTCTGCTACCCATTTTCTTAGGCCACCACTAGACATATTGTGTTTTTTTTCTTTTACCTGACATAACTTTGCCACAACCTGTAGCAATTTTACTTTTTACGGAACCGCCTTTACCATACATCTCACGCATCATTCCACCACCAGCTTTATTTTTTCTACTTCCTTTTTTTCCACCGGGTGTAATTTTACCTGAGCATACTCCTGAGGCATACATGTTTGCGTAAGCTGAAGGATAAACTTTAAATTTTCTTTTAGCTGCTGCTTTACCTCTAGCACAAAGTTTTGCCATTAGCTTTTACCAAATTTTTTTACTTCAGGTCTTACTGCACCGAAGCCAGTTAGTTGTGCGTGATTAACTACACCGCCATCTTTAAAAACACCTCTGCCTTTTAAAACATCGGCTCTAGTGACTTTGCCATCACCTGTTAAATCAGGAAATGATTTTTTCTTTTTATTTTTCATTGTTTTGCTCCTTTTTACAATTACAGTCATGTTTACATAAACATGGTGTAATTTTTAGCATCTTACACACAATGTGGCAAATTTTATTGTATATTTTTTGTATCATTTTTTACCTCCAAATTGTTTTAGTTCTGTAGCTTTAATCCCGTAGACGGCACCGACGACTGCAACCCACAAAGATATTAGCCACCACGGCATATTCTGTAATTTTTCAAAATACAAGTCTAATTTAGCACTGATGTCTTCATCTTCAGCAAAAACAGAATATGCGAGCAAAAACAGGGGCGACGATAGCGTTAAAAGTATAAATTCGTCCTTCCAATCTCCTTTTTGAGCATCTAAAGCTTTACCTTGGTACTCAATTTCGCCTTTTTTCATTTTTTCAGCATGGACAATAGCTGCTTCAGACATTGCAATCTCTGCTTTTTTCTTATTTTTGTAAATTGCAAGGCCAGCTTTCAATCCTTGACCTAATAAACCCCAAGGGATCATGATTTTTTCCTTTTTTTACTTATTCCAGCTTCAGAAAGTGCAATTGCAATCGCTTGTTTACGACTTTTAACTTTCTTTTTGCTTTTTCCAATGTTGAGTTTACCTTTTTTAAATTCTTTTAAAACTTTTTTTACTTTTGCTTGACCTTTTGTCATTATTGACCGTCCTTATTTTTAAGTTCGTGTTGTAAAACTGTCTTTGCAATCGAAGTATCGGCTCTTAATTGTGCTAAATCTTCGTTTTGCTCTAGTTTTTCTTCTTGAACTGACTGATTCATCATTGATCTCATGCGTTCTAGGTTTAATCTTTGGTCATCAACCTCTTTTTTTCTCGCATTTTCTTGTGCTCTGATGTCTAATTCTCTTGCTCTTAGTTTTGCAATCGGATCATTATCAAATTGTGAAGTAATTGCCTTCTCTTCCTTCATAAATTCTTCCATCATCTCAGCAATCAGTGTTGCTTTTCTTGCTTCAACTTTTTGTTGGATCTGTTGAATCTGTTGTTGAATCGGTTGAGCAAACATTGGACTCACTTGTTGTAGTTGTTGAGCCATTTGTTGGATCTGTTGTAACTCTTGTCTCATTTCTAATTCAATTTGTTCTTGTGCCATCAAAGAAATATGTTCAAAAATGTTTTTCTCTAATGATGCCATGATCACAGGATTGTTTCTTGCCATGTTTGTTGCCATGAAATTTAAATGCGCAGTGATATGTGATCTATGATCTTGACCCGGAAATGCTTGAAATGGTTTTCCAGCTAACGCATCAATGTGTTCGATCGCAGGATCTTTTGGCATTGGAGGCATAGGCTTAACTAATATCTGGTCAACATTTTTAACACCTAACGCATCATACATATTTTTGTAAACAGCATACATATTATGAATTGTAGGGTTCGATGTTGCCAATTGCAGTTCCGTCTGCGCAAGGGAGATACGCTGTGTTTGAGAGAATATATTTGGATCCGCAACTGGCAAGATGTCGACTCGATCGTCGAAGTCGGTTTGCTTAATTGTTCTTTGTCCACCTACCACATCGTAAGGATATTCTTGTGG